ATCACGCTCCTCGTCATCGACGACAACCAGTAAGCGCCGTGGTCAAGGTCACTCTACAGCCGGCAAGCCTAGCGGCCTTTGAGGCGGCCATCAACAGGTTCGCTCAGGCCTCCAAGCAAACCCTACGAGACGCGACGCTCGAGCAAGCGGCCTTAGCCTGTCAGGACGCCGCGACCTTCACCCCTCCGCTGACCAAGGGCGGAGGCAACGGCCTATCCAACGCCGCTAAGAAGGCCGGGGAGAAAGCCATCGACCGAGACGTAAACAAGGTGGTCGTACCGCTAACAGGTGGCGGTGCCGGCACACAAGCGACCCGCGTCATTAAACGCCTCGGCTCCTTAGCCCTCAACAATAACCAGGGACTGTTCTGGAAGGTGGCCTCGACCCAGTCCTCTATCATCGCCGCGAACTCCTTTGTGGCCCGTATGCTCTCGCCCCAGTACAAGGGCTTCGGGACCGACCAAGGCTTTAAAAGGGCTAAGAACTACTTTAACCGCATTGGTACCCGAGTAGCTGCCAACGACATTAGCGGTGGTTACCTTGACGGCACGGCTGCCATCGACGGAGTCTTTCGTCCTGTCTATCAGCGCAACAACGGGCGACTCTGGAAGAACGGTCGCAACGTGAGCGGCATCCGCTCCTATGACAAGCGGGTCGTCGAGCGTAAGGCCGACCTAGACACCTACATAGCCCAACGCCAAGACAGCGTCGGTGCCATCAAGTCGGGCTGGTATAAAGCCCTGATGTCGCTCCCCCGCCCGGTCATTAACGGTGTCGAGAAGAACGCGGGCTCAGCCCTCCGTGGCGCTGGGTGGATTACTAAGCACAGTACCGTTGCCGGGCAGAGCGTCACTAAATTCTCTGACAAGTCGGCCGACGTGACTATCCGCAACCTCTCTGGCAACATCTTTGGCATCGCCGACCAAGCGGGCGTCCTCGGTCTTGTCTACGCCAACCGCATCAAGCAAATGCCCGCCAAGGTCCAGCGCCTTATCGACGCGGACACCGCCAAGTTTAACCGCAAATAACCTATGCCCGCCTCCATCCGTCACATCGTCGAGTCTACGCTCGCGACCTACCTCTCGACCCAGACTGGGCTGACCACGGTGTCCTTCCTCACGGGAGACAACGCCGCGACCCAGACCCTGCCCAAGGCCGTCGTCCTTTGCGACTCTGCCCGACCCCCTGCCAGCCTCCCTGACGGCGAAGGCAACTACGACTGCTCAGTCCGCATCACCCTGTTCTCTAACGCCGACGACACGACCCTAGCCGATCACCGCACCCGGTGTGCCGCCCTGGTCGGTAATATGCGTGACCTAGTCAGTATTAAGGCCGCCTTTGTCTCGGGCGGGGACGCGACTTGCTACGACGTGGGCATCGTTTCCGAGGACGAGGGGATTGACGAACGCAGCTGGGCGACCTCTTTTGCCTTCTCGGTCATGACCTGTCTCGCCCCGTAAGGTTTCCACTAACTGCAAAAGTAACCATGTGCGCCGCTGTCTCGACCGGAACTTCCTGCAAGTTTGGCATTGAAGATACCTCCATTGGAGAACTTTTCGTGCAGTCCTATTCGGTCAACTCCACTTTTAACCTATCTGGCTTAGTGGCTGACGAGGCTGGCCTGACTGTAACGGCCCGCTATGACGACCGAAAGACCGAGCTGACCGTTGACGGCATCTGCATCACGACAGGTATGCCTGTCCTCGGAGCCATTCTTTCTTTTACGCTTAACGTCGATACCGCCTACCCAGCAGGGACTGCGGCTGAACAATTTGAAGGCAATATTACGGCTATTACCCAGAAGGGCACTAACAAGGATTTTACCTCTGTTTCAATTACGGCCGTTAGTTACGAAGGCGTTGACCCTTCTCCTTCTCCTCCTCCTTAATTGACCCAGCCCCAAGTAGGGGCACAGTCACGGCGTGGACCCTCGCTTCCTGAACGCCTACATCGACCCGGCTCCCTTTAAGTTGCTGGGCCGTTCGCTTTATCCGTGGTGCCTCAAGTACCGCGTGCGACTAATGGCGTTTAACTCCCCGCTGATCACGGGCGACCTCGGCATAACTCCCGCCGACCTTATCTTTGCCTGTAAGGTGTGCGCCGAGGAAAGGCTTGGGGAGGTCGGCCTAATCGACAAGGCCCGCATCTCGTACCTTAACAACCATCCCAAGAAGTTTGAGGCTCTGCTCAACGCCTTTGCCGGCTATATCCTTATCCACGACTGGCCGAAGTTCTGGGAGCAGGATAAGTCTAAGAGCGGTGAGACTACGGGAGTCCCTTGGCCTCTGGCTATCGTCGCCAACCTGATCGCGTCGGGCATCCCAGAGCAGCGGGCTTGGGAGATGCCGGAGTGTCAGGCCATCTGGCTTAACTCAGCACTAGCCATTCGCAAGGGAGCCGAGGTCAAGATTATGACCCCAGAGGAAGAGGCCTTTATGGAGGCCCATCGGGCCAAGATTGCTTCCACTTTGGCAAAGGAGAAGACCGACTAACATGGCCCAATCCCTAGAAGTAAACATTAAGACGACCTCGGACGTTCCCCAGGCTATGGACAAGGCCAAGGCCGCCACGACTAGCTTCCAAAATCAATTAGACTCCATCGGGAAAAAGTTTAGCACCGCTTTTAAGGACATCGCCTTGGGCTTTATCGCTCCAGTGATTATCCTTCAGACGGCTATCTCATTCATTAGTGCTGCCATCGCAAAGGCTAAACAGGAAGCCAAAGAGGCGTACGACTTTGCCGTCAAAGGCGAGTCAAAGTACCTAGACCCAGCGACTGTCAACCTTGCTCGAGATCGCAGGGCAAGAGAAGACGACGCCAAGGAACAGGAGATGGCTAAGAAAGCCCGCGAAAAAGAAACCGAAGAGGAACTGAAGAGAGACGGTATGCGTAACAAAATCGCTGACGAAATTGGCGGCTTCCGTGGCTTTCGTATTCGCACTGGCCTTGACGCTAACTCTGCCGAAGCCATGTCTAAAGAAAAGGACGTTCAAGACGCTGTTGCTAGATTGAAATATCCTAATGGCACTGCTCAAAACGATGGACCCAAAGTCCCCACCGGACCCACCTCCTTCAAGCCCCCCGAAGGCTTCGGCAATATCGTCGGCGTCGGCGCTAACCCTGTCATCGAGGCGATGACCATGCAGCTCGAGGAAGCCCGCAAGCAGACCGCTATCCTTGAAACCATTAGCACTAGCAGCGGGAACGGTGGCGGCGTCCCAGCTGACTTCACAAAATCACCCTACAGGGCTACCCCTTACGGACTCTAATTTATGGCACTTGTAATAACAGGCGACGACCTCGTCACCCCCATCCTTCAGCCCGGTTGGACTGTCATCGCTGACGGCTTTGGACTGAACACCTCGACCTCTGTCTTTAAGGGCGACACGACCACGGACATTGACGCGTTCCTCGTAAAGGGCTCGGACCACCCAGACGAGGCTTATTCATACCTTAAACTCGACAAGTGGCGCATCAGTTGGGACGCCCTAGACATCTGCACGATCACGGTGGACTACGTTGGCATCGACCCGGTATTCAATGAAGGCTTAATCACAAACGCAAACACCTCTGGGGCTAACGGCCTGACGACTTCGCCAATCACTTCGCACCCCAATTTCTTTGTAAACGTTGAGGCGTTTGGTGCTAGTGCTATTGCTGGCGAGCCAGATTACACGCAAGAGGCTATTGGCCCATTAGTCGATATCAAGAACGCTGCCGACTACATCACCAACATCATCGACGGAAAGCCTGTCGTCATCACCAAGCAACAATCCTTTATTGGACTTCATGGCTCTTGCTTTGAGTCTGAAAACGGCGGTCGCTTCATCGGCTTTGTTGACCCAGAGTTCCCCATGATTTATGGCAAGACTAGTTACCTTGCCACAACGACCACCTACTCGGGGGTTGTCTACATGACCGAAAGCGAGTCAGTCCTTGCTATTCTTGGGTATCTGAACCATGCCACATCAACAACGGCATGGGGTGCTTTTGACCTTCTCCCAGACTGGGCCATCGTTGGAACGGTTGAAGGCGTAGGCCACGTAAACCTTCTTTCGCAAGTGAACGTCGAGGAGTTTGGCGCCCTTTATAAAATAAGCTACGAAATCCGCTATGCCTCTGTTGGTTGGTGGGAAAAGGTCTACATCAACGACGCGGCGCCTGAAGAAGGAGGAGGAGGCTAATGAGCATCATTCAACCAGGAGTAGGGTATAGCGTAACCAACTCAAGCAGCGGGATTACCCTAGATATCGAGCAACAAGGTTGGACGCCACCCGGCGATCAGCTTCTCCTCGCGGCACAGTTCAGCCCCTACTTTGAGTTCAGCCCCGAGTACGTTAACCACTATCAGGTCAACGTGCCTGAGTTGCCCATCGGTGAAAGTTTCGTCTTAAAGGTCGGGCGGGGCGGGAACGTATGGATGCCCCAAGGCGGGGATTGCGCTCTCGAGAAGCGGGCTGAAGTCCTTACGACGGACGGCACCACCTTGGTCGTTGTACCAGGAGTGAACGTGGACAGCCCTTGGGCCTCCGACGAAGGTCATGTCGTCCTCACGAGCGGGGGCGAGGTTGCTTACTACGTCTACGCCTACAAGGTATCGACCGCCGCCCTATCGGACTTCTACATCTACGTCAGCACGGACAGCACCTTGGCAGACGCTTGCCCAGTAACCTTGCCAACTGGCATCACAGAGCCAGACGACCCCTATGACGCTCAGGTAGTCATGGTGGCCTCGGTGGCATGGTCAGCCGTCTCGCTTTCCTTTGTCACCAACCAGCACGTCGTCGGGTCGATTACTTGGCCCGGCCCTACGCCAGCCGACCCGGTTGAATACGTTAATCAGTTCCAACTAGCCATCAAGGACGTAGACATTGGCGGGGGCGAAATGGTGCCAGCGCTTAAAATCGCCAGCGGTGGGCACATCTACCGACCAATCAACTCGGACTGCGACGACACGGAATACACCGAGAACCTAACGGGCGACCCTTCTGGGCCATCTCCCGTTGACGTTGTTACGGGCACAGGTTCGTCACGGCCTTGGGCATCCTCTGACGGCTACGTCAATATTTCAGCTGGGGACTTCTACGTCTACGCGTTTAAGGTTGAGAACGAAGACGCCGGGGAGTTTTACATCTACGTCAGCAAGTCCTCTACGTTGGTTGACGCTTGCCCCGTATCGCTACCACCTGGGATCACCCCGCCGGCTGGAGTCTATTCTGTTCAAGGGGTGCTGATTGGCTCGGCCTCTTACGGCGCTGGCTGGACTATCACCCAGAAAATCGTCGGGTCGATTACTTGGCCGCAGGATATTGTCGTCCCAGACATTGAGCAGTTCACCGTCAAGGTGGTACCCGCTGGCGAAGGCTGGGGCGTACAGGTCGCCAAGGGTCGGGTGCTTGCCCGGTGTGGTGACTTCGTCACGGCTACGCAGTCTTCCCCATCTCCCTCCTTTGACTATGTGGAGTTCGTTGAACAATGCCTCAAGGAGTTTAACGTGAAGAACTTTGCGGTGTACCCTACTGGCTCAATCATTGTCGGTGCCAACGCTGGTAGCCCTTGGGCTTCGGCTGATGGTTATGTCGATGTTGCAACTGACCATAGTTACGGGGTGTATTTAGTGATGAACCAGTTTGACGCTTCGGGCTATACCTCGGGCGCACCTTACTTGGCGGTCATCGCAGACGACGATGAAAACGAAGCCCTTGAAAAAAGCAGGCCATACGGAGATAACAGTTGCGACTCGGTAAAGTATTATAGCGCACAAGCCCTTACTGAACAGTTCGGTGACGGCCCATATTCCGTTTATGTGGACGCTAGTGGGTCGGGCGCTGCCGCTAGTTATGATTTTGCAGCCGCTTGCTCAAACTACAACTGCCAGCGGGTTAAGATTGCGACTATCCAATATGGAGGCGAACCAGCAGGGTGGACTGTCACCCAGCACCTAATCGGGACGCTGACTATTCCTAGTCAGTTCAATCATATGGGCATTAAAATTGGACGTGGGCCAACAGTCGGCTCCTATACGACCGACTGGATTAATAACCCATTTTCCGCTATCGCTTACTCCTCCCAGAACACGGCTTGGAACGGCGCTTGGGCTGGCTACGATAAGTCCTTTACCAGTGCCACGGAGGAAATCGCCCTCTAACGCCTCCCCCCTTCCACTTCCCGCATCAATAAGACGCCATGACCTGCTCGACCTCAGTCACTTTTAAGCGCGGCACGACCTTCGCGGCGACCGTCACCTACACCC